AAGCGAGGGAAAGGTAGCGCATAGACTGGCATCTTGTGGGTCGCCCGGTAGGATCGACCTATAGGGGTCAAGCGTAAAGGTGCTGCTCGCAAATGGGCTTTCCACGAAAGCTGCGCCGTTGACAGCAAAGCCATTGACTTCAAAGCCATTGATACCTCCCAACGGGAGATACAGGTCCGTATCTATGTATGCAGGTTTTGGCATTTACATAGCCCACGAATTAAAACTCCACGGTTGTGAAGCTGGGCCATAATCAGTGTCAGCAATAACCCGGGAACGGGTCAGCTCAGACCGATATTTCTTACCCCAGTATTCTGCAGAAGTGTTGTTGGTATAGACCTTACCGGGCTCCTCATAGAGCCTTTGCAAAGTGCCTGCTTTGATGGCTTCGTAGTGCTGGTCAAGAACTTCTTGGTCAATACGGTTATCAGCGCGAAGCCTAGGCGTCAATGCGGCAACAACATAAATGTCCTCAACATCAATAGCCAACTGGGGCCAAAATTTAATGGTGTGGTAAGGCTCAAGATAGAACCTTGATGGGGTGCTTGAGGTTTGCTCTGTTGCAAATAGACGAGGGATTACTGCCTTGTTAGTCTGAGTCAATGCAGCGCCATTACGCACGACCTGCATAACCAAGATGACATTCCAATAAGCATCAACAGGATTGAGGCAAAGTTGAGCCTCGCCAGCAGAGACGCTGAACGGCCCAAGAAAGCGCCGCGCTGCTTTGGTGCGTTGGAAGAAATCCTTTATGACCAACTTCACTTGGTCATAAATGTATCCTTCAATAGCCCCGGGAACCTTGGCATGGATCTCCTTAACCCAAGTATCAAGCGAGCCACTAGTGGTTACCGAAAACCCTTCTTCAAAGCCACTCTGCGGCATTTTCTACTCCTATTAAGGTTTACCTGACAAGTTTCTCCGATACGCTGAAAGTAAAGTCATAGCCCTGTTATCGACTGCAAACTCGTCGTCCCGTAACTCAGCATTACCTGCCAAATAATAGACAAAGCTCTGGTAAAAAATCTCTGGTAACGGGAAGTCAACAGCAGGCACTTGGTTAAGATCGGCCACAGTGATTTCCGGCAGTGCTTCGCCCAGATTGAATGCATCTGGACGCAACATCTTTGTCATAGAGACTGCACTATTAAAATCTGAAACCAAGTCTGCGTCTGTGTACCGATCACCTGCCACATCGTTCAAAATTACGCGGGCATCAGTGAGGGCATTATCAACAGACTTAGGCATCAGTCTACCTCAAGCGCTCCGAGAACCCCTTCCACATCGGGATCAAAGTCTTCAATGACTGTTTCCCCAATTTCGGGAACAACCACTTCAGGTTCAACATCCGGTTCGGGCTCGGGTTCAACAACTTTCGGTGCTGCTTTAACAGGCTTATTCAGGCTAGCCTCGTATTCCTCACATTCATCGGCAGTCATCTTACGAACGTCTGCACATTTCAATGAAGCTTCAACATACGGAAGCACACACCCGGTAGCTAATGATTTCAAATACTGCGCCATTTTACCTTCCAGTCAAAAGAGGGAGGGGGACCGTCCCCCTCCCATGTCAGAACTCCTGACCCTTACTTGGTAGCGTAAAGGATACCGAGCGCCGTTCCGTCAACTACCTTGTAACCGAACACCTGCAAGCCGCGCAGGATGGTTCCGAAGGTGCTTTCAGCACGGAGCGTCTCAACCTTAGTCAGCTGCGAAGCGAACGTCAGGCCGTGTGAGTGACCAAACAAGATGCTATGTGCATCATCCGTCGAGCCGTAAGGCAGGAGGTTAGAAGCGTACAACGTGAACCGATCGATCATACCGAGGCGGCCATTACGCAGCATCGATACGCCATCACCAGTCAGCGAAGCATCACGCAGATCTGACGTTTTAATCATTGCTGCAAGCCATGCAGGAATGACAACCCAACGTCCCGTCTCCGGAATGTTTTGCTCGTCGAGGATCTGGCCACAATCAATGATCTTATTGATCGCAGTTGCGGCAGTGATGGTAACTGGAGCACCAGCCGCACCGAGGTTAATGCTGGTGCCAGCTTGTGCACCTGCGGTCGCGCCTTGGTTAGCTGCAGCGACACCGGCGGGAATACCTGCCAGTACGTCAGTATCGATCTCGATCTTCATCTGCTCAGAGGCATCATCTGCCCACATGCTGAAGTGGTCGAGGTCCGACTGAATTTCCATCACATCATCGAGTGCCGTAGACCAATACTTACCAGAATCAATCAGCAGCTCAACAACTCCGCTGGACGGCGTTTCTGTTACCAGAGATCCGTACGCAGTGTAGTCTTTGATGTCGATCGTCGGCTTGGTACGGATCGTAACCTTGTCGCCATATGAAGTAATCTCGCCCTCGTAGTCCGTATTTGCGACTGCTGCCAAAACAGTAGCGTCATAGAACTTTTCGATGATCTTTCCAGACCAAAGCTCGGGAATAAATGTGCCGGTGTATACCGGGTTCGGTACAGCACTCCAAACACTGTTACCAGCACTTGCAACTGGGGTAAATGCCATGAGTTTTAACTCCTAATTAACGTATGCGCCCTTCTCGGGTGGCAGCGATTATGTCTGCCTCAATTCTGGCCTTATCCTCTGGTCGGCTTTTGTATCGTCCTTTCTGAACATCAGAATAAAACGTACCGACTTCAGCATTAGTCCAGACACGCTTGTCTTTAGGAGCGCCTGCATCGCCACCTGACCTTGGTTGGCCGGGGGCTACATAATCATTCAGATCCAGTGTCGAGCTACCAGTTCCCCCTTGCCCAGAGGGTTGTTCGGTTGGAGTCTGAAGGATTGCGGCGTTTTCCTCTGCGTACTTATCGAAGAAAGCTTTAACCTGTTGGGCGTTTTTACGGTTAAAAGCATTCAACATAAGGGTCTTACGAGTTTCCCCGGTAAAGGGGTCTTGTTGCTCCAGCCACTCGTGGAACTCAGGATCAACATTTATTTTACGCCAGTCTTGGACTGTTCTGTCCAGCTGGTCGAATACTTCGTTTGTTTCTTGCTTAGCCACTCGCTGACCAGTCTCACCGACATCACGTTTAAGAGTGTCGAGTTCTTGTGTCAACGATTGGATCTTTGGTTGGTACTCTGATTCAACAATAGCGCGAGCCTTACGACCAATCACGTCCAGCAGATCTTCGCCATAGTCGGCAATTTCTTCTGGCGTAAAGTCCGTACGAGGCAGCTCAGGCTTTTCTTCAACAACTGGCCCTTTAGCCAACTTGTCTTCCAGACTGTCAATTCGAGCATTTGCATCGCGTAAGCTTTCAGACAGACGGGGTACTTCAGCATCGTACTTGCCTTTCAGGACAGAGTACTTCTGCTTCCAATCAGTACGCTCAACCTTTGGTTCAGGTTCGGGCGTAACCTCAGGATCACCTCCTTCTGGTTTCGGATGAAGCTCAGTGACCTCCGCTTTCGGTTTTTCCTCATTGGGAGTTACTTCAGCAAGGAGATTATCAATCTCCTGTTGTGACTCATCACTCGATCCAGCATCCGCCTGTTCTTTACGGATCTGGTCTTCGATTTCTTTGCCTTGTTTTACTTGATCGCGGAGTTGTTTTGGGAGCGCCACAGGCGTATTCCTCTTAGCTTATTCTTTGGATTCGACCGACAGTTTCGGGTGCTTTTTCCATCTCATGTTTTAAGATGGAGAGCCCCTGCGCACGGCCACGTAGTACATCTGGGCTATGGTGTTCGTCATGCCCCATTACTGCACCCTGAGTAAAGGTAGCAAGCACAAGATCAAACCAGTCAATAAAGGTTTTGAAATCTCTATTGGCAGTTAATCGAACGATTGCTTCAGCAGTTTCTTGGTCAAGCTTCAATAGCTTTCCCCTTTCATCCAGTTAAACATACGTCCGGCACGACGGCTTTCTTCGCCAGCGGCAACGTCTGTTTCATTACGAGCCTTGGCATTCTTGCCGTAGATATTCGTAAAGCGACGTTCGCTGCCGGGACGCCCACTGCCAAATTCAATGGCAGAGTACATATTTGAAGGGGTATGTTCCTGAGCACCATGCGTCTTGCCGGGGTTCTTGCCCTTCTTGCCTCGTTTCGCTGCGGTAAAGAAAGCCATATCAGCTCCCCTGCATTTTCGTCGAGCCAAACTTTGTAGCGCTGTGACCAGACTTTGGGTACTCGCGGCGACTAGTGTTACCCGGAGCTTCTTTGCCCTGCTTAAACTTCTCAGAGCTCATGCCCTTACGGACAACAGAGCTGGTTCCGGATTTCATAAAATCGCGCTTTTCAGTGTTGGTATCGTCCCATCCTGCTTTGGACTCCTCACCACTAAAAACATGACGAGAACCTTTCTGCCCACTTTTGTTGTAGGTTTCAAAGGCCATGATTAAACTCCGTTTACGCCGTAACCGCACCGATCAGACTTGGTGTTGGGGTTCGACATGATGGACGAATTTTTACCGCCGCCCTTTGTCTTCGACTTAGTATGCTCACCGTCGCTGGCAGACAGAGGTTTGCCATACTTTTTAGCGAGCCCCGAGTTAATCTTCTTCATTGAGATACTCCTCTAGTTACGTTTTCCTGACCTTCCCTCGCAGCCATTGCGGGGTCTCGGCCTGCAGCGGGAGCACCACCGGGAGCGCCTCCACCAGCTTCAGCAGCGGCGGCCGCCTGTTCAGCAGCGGCGGCCTCTTGCATCTTCTCCTGAAGTTCTTCGGACGATGGTACTACTTTTTTCCCTTTCATACCAAGTTCTTCCGCAACATCTTCAAGAACAGCAGCGCGGCCCGGGATACCCATGATCTGCATATCCATCGGGTTAGCGGTCATCTGCAGGAACTCAAGCTTGCGCATCCGATCTGTTTCTTTCTGGACGGCTACTGTCACGCCCTTGACAACAATACTCTCATCACCCTTCAGTTCCGGACCTGCAGAACTCAGCATGACCATCTCGTAAAGCTCCTCAAGAGCCGGTGTGAGGATGTCATCATCCACATTCGCCGCAACGTTTTGCATAACTTTCGATGCGTTATCCATAAGCATGGCAAGACCAGACGCCGTACGGCCTGCGCCGCCAGTTGCACCCGAACCGGTAAGGTACTTGGGGAGTGCCGACGCTTCATCAGCCATATTCGCAAATTTTTCATAGACAGCCATTAGCTCCTGCACATTGCTCTGCGGTTGGAAGAAATCAACTGGCTTCTGAGTGTTGTTACCCAGCGGGTCATCTATTACGTGCCAGCGTTTCCATGCATAAAGAGTGTTAGCGTCTTCGGTTTGAGCTAATCGATCGAGATTAACGACAACCTGCGGGCCGGAGCTTATTGACAGGTTGTTGACAATACTACGCATAGTCGTGTTACAGACGGACGTGATATCTGCCAGAATGTCCGGAAGGCCATAGCCCCAGATAGATCCGGGGATCTTCTCGAAGCTGGAAAGGAAGTAGTTGGGGCGCTGCGTAAGGCTTGGCGCGATCTGTGCTTTGATGCAATACCTATCTATTACCCATGCATCAACCATGTATTCTTTCTCAGGATCATCAACCTCATCCTCGGAGAACCCATGGTCCAGCAGCATCTTTCCCTGTATGCAGCCATGCCACTCAAGAGCGTCAATCAGCTGGCCACGGGCGGACTCCCAATGATCTCGGTCCTCAAGGTCTTCCCTTTCCTCGTCAAACCAATCTCGCCACGAACGCGATTGCGTTTTGTCCTTGAAGTCAGCGAGGACAGCACGAATTTCATCCTCCTTGTACCCCGGGACATCGATGAGATTGTATAGGTCCTGCCGAGAATACCTAACGTGTTCAATCACATAGGACTCACCGAGATGCGACGCATCCGGGGTGAAATATAAGTCCAGCGGGCTAACACGATCCCAGAAAAGTTTGGGGGTTGTCTCTCTGGAAGGTTTACCATCCACCCATCTGACTTTCGTCTTTTGGCGGACAACGGGGCCCTTGATGCACGCGATAGGGAAAATCGGCAGGTCAATAAGGAATTCTTTGAGCGCTTGGTAAAAACGGCCCTCAACTAATACGTCATTGAGCTCACGACTCGCTTCTTTCGCTTCTTCGTGGGCATTCTTAATAGCCGCCAGTTGAGCTGAATCCATCAACTGTGAGATACGATCACGAACCATTTGGTCAGAAATCTGCATCCCCTGTTCTTGCATGGACTGAACTTCAGATTGAACCAGTCCGGATACTGCAGCGGTTATGTCTTCAGGCAGCGTAGGTACTGGCGTTGGTGTGAGCTCCCACGGTGGCTCGGTTCCGGATAGATACAAGTCCCTGAGGACACTGGTGGCTCCACGGCACTTGGTTGGGGTAACTCTGGAATAGACTTCGGACCCGCCAAAGGCACGGATGTCCTTCAGCTTTTGTGGGTTGTACTCTCCTCGGTAAGTGCGCTGAGCTTCGATGAGTCTTTGAGATATACCATTGACGTACCGAGCATTGCGGGCGTCATGGAACTCGCGGCGGATAATTGCTACGAGTCCTTCCATTTCCATAGTCGGTTCGGGCGGGGTTCGTTGGGCTTGAACTTCAGCCTCATAGTCAGAAACCTGCTGGGGGGAAACGACCTGTAAAATACCCGCCATGTGCATGTCCGCAATAAGTTGCTAGTATGCGGAATATCGTTTATAAACAAGCTCGTGTCAACAGTAATGGCAAGGATTTGCTGAGATGAAGTGGAACGGGTTTAGCGCTTATTACTTTGATAGCTTCCCCGTTGACAAGCTTAATGCCTTCGATATCCCTGAAAAAGAAGGTGTAAAGACCGGAGGAATGAGCGCTGAAAATTTCAAAGAGCTAGTAGCCAGCATTGAAGAAAAGGGTCTTATCAACCCAATCATAGTCGAACGCGCAAACCACATGACTGTTGCTATTGGAAACAACCGAGTGTGGGCTTTACGGCAGCTGGGTAAGCCTTATGCAAAAATAGTCCTATTTGCAAAAGTAGGTTCAGTTCCGGAAGGCGGCGAGCATATCCCTAACAAACACCTTGAAGCACGAATGGCCCAAATTCATCCCGGTGATGAATCATGGTTTCATAGCCAAGCTGCTCGGTGGATTCGTAAAAGAGTAAGACAAGAGCCTCTTGAATAATGGGTATCCAACGGGTTCAACGCTCCACAACCCTACGTGCTCGCACATACGCAGAGCTGCGTGCACTCGATGCCCCGGTCCACAACGATCTTGCTTCAGTCCTTGTTGGCGACGAAGAAGGTTGGTTCCTGTTTGATGACACAGACGTGAGATCAGACGATGGAGTTGATATCATCGTACCTGATGACGCAACTCCGGGGTCGTGGATACGAACAGATTTTGGAGTTACTAAATTGAAAAATGCAACCCGTATAGATGAAGAAAGCAGTGGCGACGTTTTATACGTTGGTAACGCTCTCCCGGGGACAGCTACAAGCTCTGCAACATGGAGTATTAAACGCATTACGTTTACTCTTGACGGTTCTGGCAACACCGATTCGGTTACTGAATGGGCTGACGGAAACAGCAATAGAGACAACATTTGGGACAACAGATTATCTTTAAGCTATTCGTAAGGACACGAATCGGAGTATGAAATGACACAATATGTGATAGTTGACTATGACGGTCAATCAGGCGGCGAATTTGTCGAAGAAGGAGCACTTGTCACGTGGACAGTGCCGAGTTCTTCGTCCGGTTTCATTGTAACTGACATCCCCGATGGTGCCGCCGGATCACTCCGCATGGCACTAGTCAGCGGTGTCCTACCATCGAATAACGCTACTCTAACTCAGGGTGGTGTAACGGCACTAGCGAACAGTGACGCAGGTGCCAAGATCGAGAATATGCTATATCCCGCGTATGCGCGTGAGGATTTGGCTGTTGCGTCAACTGGCGCGATTACGTGGACCGGCCCCGCACTCGGTGCCACCCACTCATTCTTCTTCGATGGTCAGACGACTAATGTCGTAGCAAATGAGATTCTAACTTTCTCTGGCGGTCAGACTTGCGAAGTCATCACGGTTGAATCCGATGCTGGTGCGTCGGGTGAACTCTCGGTTCGGATAATCGGGGACATCGACATTAATGACCTGCCAGCCGACAATGAGACTTTCACTGGTGACATTGCTGGTGACGGTACTGTAGATGGCGCGTTCCATCCTCGCGGCTACACCCCGGAAGAAGTTCACAGGCTTCTGTCTGACCTCAACGATGACGAGACGATCTTCGGTGACGATGATCTCTCGATGATCGACCCGACAGCCTCTGAACGGCAAACCGGCGTACAGGTCAAGCTTCTTGGCACCATTAATATCAACGACACTGTTGCACAGCACATGTACGGCGGTTCTATCGAACAGGGTAGCGGCAACACACAGGAAGTTTATTCCGGCCTCGGTGTTGGCGTAACGTCGCCTCTTACGACTACGGTCCCGGTGTTGATCCAAGAAGATGCGCTCATCACCGAGTACTGGGATAATGCTTACTTCCCTGATTCGGTATCCGGTAACATCCGAATCCTCGTTAAGACTATCGAAAACGGTACGAAGATCGACGGTCAGCGAGTGCGTGGTGCGTTGCTCGAATTCGGAGAGCTGTACTTCTTCGCTGGTACGACCATTGGTTTCGGTGAGGTGTCACTGGCCCTCGTATCCGCCGCAGACGGTAACAACAATACGGCTGTCGGTACGGTCGCAGGTGCCCCGTACAGTTCGATTGTCTTGACTGAAGGCTACCAGTCCCTCGACTTCCTTGAAGGCTCTGGCTCCACTCCATTCGGTCTGTCGATTGATTTCGGTTCAGCCAACAGCCTACAGACCTATGAACGGTCCAAATACATTCAACGGCGCGGTACAGCTGAGACGCTGTTCGGGCGTAATGCCCAGCTGTTCGTCGGCATCAATACCAACTTTGCCTACAATGGTGAGGTCGGTGCAATTGCCGAGGACGATGTACTCCAGTGGGGTACCGAGATTCCTTATACCGGCGGCACAGGCACACTCGTTGCAGTTGGTGAAGTAGTTGAGGGCGGTACCTCCGGCGCTCTTGGCCGCGTCATCTTCGTAGACGACACAGCTGGCTCCGGCACAATCATCGTCGCTGACCCCACCGGCAGCTTCAACAATACTGAGGCGCTAACCACCCTACGCGGTGCGTCAGAGTGGACTGCGACATCCGGTACGGTTGTGAATAACACGGCCTCCGGCCAGATGCTTCTCGTCGCCAAGGATGATGGCGGTGCTACGGGCAACGTCTACGGTCAGCTTTTGACTGGTACGGTCCCGGCAAATGGGCAAACCCTGTTCGGTGCCACGGACGGTGACACACTTGATGTGAATGGTGCTGTTTCGTCTCGCACGGTAAACAGTCAGCTGGTTGGTTCGTATACCGGCGCGAATTACAACCCGATGAACTTCGGTATCGCCATTGACCCGAGCGATGCGATTGCCGGTGACTCGTTTACGAACTTGCTCGAAGCTGGTATCGCACCTCCGGATAACCGCTCTGGCTCAGTCACGAACCTTATAGTCGGTGACTACGTTACGGTCTTCCCTTGGGATGGTGTGGCTACGGACGTTAACGGCGATGCAGAACCGGACTTTAACGAGATGACTACTACGGCTCTCGTTACTGGCGGCGTATCGACAACGGTTGTGGTTGGTGCAGGTAATATCCCTGCCAATACCCCGGCAACGGGCTACCTCCGTCTTGAGCGTGACTCAGACGGTAACTATGACTTGCTTGAGTACAGTGCATGGACTAACACAACTGGTACCTTCACCTTGGTTGGTACAGCTCCGAACACGGCTACTAACCCGGCCAACTTGTTTAGAGCGTTGATTGACCAAGTAGCAACGGCGACCTCGCACTCTTACACGGCTACCTTCACTGTTGCGAACGATGTGGCAGTTACAGTACGTCGTGGCGGAGTTACTCCAATCAAGACATTCAAAACTACGGCGGAATTTGGGGCATTTAGCATTTCAACAATTCGCACGCCTGATGCATAAAGCTAATAATGGCTACTGTTTCTGTTTCGTTTAACGGCACTCGGGTAAATGACTCGGATGCCGCTACCAATACAGGTAACTGGGGATCATCCGGTCCCGCGCCAGCATCGGAGTTCCCTCTTGCTTATCAGGTAACGACAGGCACAACGACTGGTGCGGTAAACAAGAAGATCAACTCAACCTCGTTGGGTGGTCTTGACTTTGATCCTGTCACTGGTACGCCCGTTGATATGACTGCCGCAGCTAATCGGCTGTGGTTCGTTAAGGCGTATGTGTCTGACTCTTTCGACCTGAACAC